AGAAGATATTGATGAAGGTTTTCTAGATAGATTCTTAGCAAAAGCAAAAGGCGCAGGCTCAAAGCTTGGCGGTATGGCAAAAAATGTTGGTCAAATCGGACAAGCAGTTGCACAAGGCGGCGATATTGGCGCACTTAAAGCAAAACCTGAAGTCATGAAAGGAATCAAGATGGCAGCATCTCGTGTAAATGGATTTTCTAAAAAACTTGATTCTCTATCAATTGATTTCCTAAGTGATATGGAAGCTCTTTTTGGAGAAGGTCTTGAGAATGCTCCAGACGAAGTTAAAAAATCTCTTGAAAATTTTTCAAAAAAAATCACAGGTGCTAAAGCACACGCAGTAAACTTAGGTAAATCTTTACAATCTGGAAAACTTTTTCAAAGAGGACAGTCTTAATAATGTCAGCTGAAGTATTGGAAATCGTTCGTGGTATTTCGACAGTATTGGCGAATACTTACGATGGTGCGCTTGATGAGGATGGAAATCCTGTCAAGGTCGGACTTCGTAGGGAAGAAGGTGATCCAATACTTGATAAAAGAATTATCGATGGTTTTAATGGTAGCATTCAAGGGAATAGCTTGATCATCAAATACCATGGAGAAGTTCATCTTAAAGAAATTCATGGTGGAAAATTTGAGGACGAGATTGCTCAGAGAATGCAGGACATCGCAAATTACATCAAAAAAGAATATAAGAAGGTTACTGGCAACGCTCTCACGTTAACAAAAGAAGACAAAGAGCCAGACGTTCTTGTTCAGTCCATGTCAAGAATTCGCTCTTGGGTTCAAGCAAACCAAAAATTTAAAATTGGTGGTATTCCTGATCAGCCACAAATGGGCAAGACGGTTGATGAGAGACTAAACGACACATTCAAAAAGTTTCTTGGTTTTGATGAGTCTGTCTTTCCTGGTGTTCAAAAGGCGAAAAATGTAAAAGGTAAGCGCGACGAAGAGCCTAAAAAATGAAACTTACCGCAGAATATCTAAGATCCATTATTAATGAAATCCTTAGCGAAGAAATAACTTGGGATGGAGTTAAAGTTACACCTCAAGGTGAAAAATGGCTTAAAGATAAAATAGGTAAGTATCCAAAAATAACTAAGTTTTTGGGCGTTGATGGGTCAGGTAAAACAAATCAATCGGCTAAAGCCGCTGCTCCAAAGCCAGATAAAATTGAACAAGCTATAGATAATGCGAAAAAAGATCCAGAAAAGTTGACCCAAATTGCCACTCAGCCCGCTGTAGAAAAAGAATTAAAAAAAGATGCTGTAACTTCAAAACAGACTACACAGGCTCTTAAACAAACTAAAGCTCCCCCAAATCTTACAAAGGCGCAACAGAAACTTTTTAATTTAGAACAAACATATTACCAAGCAGTCAAAAACATGAAAGATTTTATCAACAAGAATGGAAAAGAAGGCATGGGAACTCCCGAACATAAAAAGCTTGTAAGTGGTATTAAAAAGACTCATGAGGATCTTCAAATTTATAAAAGTGCTATGATGACTGCCTCTAAGATATCAAATGATATGACGGCTTGGAAACAAAAAAATCCTGAATTAGCTAAAAAGCTTGGTATGGATCCGAGAAAACCTGGGTACAATTAATAAGGAAAAAGAGTTGTGTATGTCCCAGTATCTCTCCAAAAAAGATCTTGTCAAAGAGATAGTTAAGTGCGGTAAAGATCCCGCTTATTTTATTGATAATTACTGTAAAATCTCACACCCAACTCGTGGACAAATACCTTTTAAGACTTGGAATTTTCAAAAAGATTTATTACAAAAATTTAACGATTATCGCAACAACGTGATACTAAAATCAAGACAGATGGGTATCTCAACTGTGACAGCTGCTTATGTGTCATGGATGATGTTATTTCATCGAGACAAAAATATTCTTGTTATTGCCACAAAATTTAGTACAGCAGCAAACCTTGTTAAAAAAGTAAAAGCAATGATGAAAAATCTTCCCCCGTGGTTTGATCAATTAGCTCAAATCGCAATTGACAATCGTTCATCATTTGTTCTTAATAACGGCTCAGAAATCAAAGCTTCATCAACATCAGCAGATGCAGGTCGCTCTGAAGCACTTTCGCTTCTTGTGATTGATGAGGCAGCACATATTGAAGGGTTCGATGGTTTATGGACAGCACTCCAGCCCACAATGGCAGCCGGTGGGCGATGTATCGCCCTTTCTTCTCCAAATGGCGTTGGCAATTGGTTTCATAAAACTTTTGTTGCTGCCGATGCTGGTGACAATGATTTTCACCCAACAACACTACATTGGTCACTTCACCCCGAAAGAGATGAAAAATGGTTTGAAGAAACAACAAGAAACCTATCTCGCAGAAAAGTGGCACAAGAATATGAATGTAGCTTTAATGCTTCTGGTGAAACTGTAATCCATCCAGATGACTTAGATAAGTTAAACAAAATACTTTGTGAACCAAAGCACCAAACAGGTTTCGATAGAAACTTTTGGATTTGGAAAGAATATGATAAAGAAAAAAAATATTTTCTTGTAGGCGATACTGCGCGAGGTGATGGACAAGATTATTCTGTTTTTCATGTTTTCGAGTCAGATACGATGGAACAGGTAGCTGAATATCGAGGTAAACCTACACTGGATATTTATTCTAGAATTCTTTATGACGCTGGAATGGAATATGGTGGGTGTATGATCGTATTAGAAAACAACAATATCGGATTTTCTGTTTTAGAAAAATTGATAGATCAAAAATACCCCAACATCTACTATTCAACAAAGGGTAGTCATGAATTTGTTGAGCACTATGAAGCAGACTATATTTCAAATTCAGTAGCTGGGTTTACTACATCGCAAAAAACTAGACCACTGGTTATAGCAAAACTAGAAGAGTTCATAAGAAACGACGTAATTGTTTTAAACTCTGAACGTTCATATAAAGAACTTAAAACATTTGTTTGGAGAAACGGAAGACCAGAGGCACAAAGAGGGTACAATGATGACCTTGTGATGTCTCTTGCTATTGGATGTTGGATCAGAAGTACAGTTTTACAAGAAAATTTACGAGATGTTAATTATAAGAAGACATTCTTAAACTCTATGATTTTTACAAAAACTTCGTTAAATACAACAATTCCTGGTATGCAAGGCTACAAAAACCAAGAAAAAACTGATAAAATCAAAGAAGCAAGAGATATTTATAAGAACTACGGCTGGATAATAAAAGGATAAAACAAAATGAGCGAACAAAGTAACAATCCAAAAAATAACGATTCCCCTCTTTTTAGAGCACTGACAAAGTTTCTATCAGGACCAATCACAAGATACCAAAGACAAAACCCAAGAAAACTTAAGCGCTGGCAGCTTGATAAATATAAATTTACTTCTCCAGCAGGATTGAGCTTTAAAAAAACCGCCTATAGTCCTTTTGATAATGTTTATTCAAAATCACTTGCGAGCATTTCAAGATCAGAAAGATATGTGGACTTTGATCAAATGGAATACACTCCAGAAATTGCTTCTGCTCTCGACATTTATGCTGATGAAATGACCACCTCTTCCCCTCTTCAGCAAATGCTTAATATCACTTGCCCTAATGAGGAAATCAAATCAATTATTCATACACTTTTTTATAGTGTACTTAACATTGAGTTTAATCTTTACGGTTGGGCAAGGACAATGTGTAAATATGGAGATTATTTTCTTTATTTAGATATCGATGAAGACATTGGTGTTAAGTCAATTATTGGATTACCTCCTCAAGAAATAGAAAGACTAGAGGGCGAGGACAAAACAAATCCAGATTATGTCCAGTTTCAGTGGAACAGTGGCGGACTAACATTTGAAAACTGGCAAATCGCCCACTTTAGGATCCTTGGCAATGATAAGTTTGCTCCTTATGGAACATCTGTTTTAGAACCTGCTCGTCGTATTTGGAGACAACTAACCTTACTGGAAGATGCGATGATGGCTTATCGCGTCGTTCGCTCCCCCGAAAGGAGAGTGTTTTATGTTGATGTTGGTGGCATCCCTGAATCCGACGTTGAACAGCACATGCAACGTATTGTTACTCAAATGAAACGAAATCAAGTTATCGATTCAGATACAGGTCGCGTTGATTTACGTTATAATCCAATGTCAACTGATGAAGATTATTTCATTCCTGTTCGTGGAGGTCAGGCGGGTACAAGAATCGAGTCACTTCCTGGTGGGACTTATACTGGCGACATTGATGATGTAAAATATTTACGTGATAAATTATTTTCCGCTCTTAAAATCCCCGCCTCCTACCTTACGCAAGGCGAAGAAGCCACAGAAGATAAAACAACTCTCGCGCAAAAAGATATTCGTTTTTCGAGAACCATTACAAGGTTACAGAGAAATATCATTTCAGAGCTAGAAAAAATTACAGTTATTCACCTTTACACTCTTGGATTTCGCGGAAAAGATTTACTCTCGTTTAAATTAAGTCTCAATCAGCCGTCAAAAATTGCTGAATTACAAGAACTAGAACACTGGAGGACTAAATTTGATATTGCTACTGCCGCAACTGAAGGATATTTTAGTCGCTCTTGGGTGTCTAAAAATATTTTTGGATTATCTGAAGATGAAATTGTCCGTAATCAGAGAGAAATGTATTTTGATAGAAAGCTTGATGCTTCTCTAGAAGCTGTCGCGACGGCTGCCTCAGAAGATGCCGCTGGCGGTATGGGTGGAGATATGGGAGGAGACCTGGGCGGTGATGATCTCGGTGGTGATGATCTCGGGGGCGATGATCTTGGCGCTGGTGATGAAGACGCTACTGAAGAACCCGCAGAAGATGATTCTGTTCTTCTCTCTACTCCTGGAAATAGAAATCAGCCATATCTCACACCAGGCGCAAAAGGTAAGAATTATACTCGTGTAAATTATGACGGTCGCAAGAATAAACGTCAGCAAAACATGAATGGACAAATGGCTCGCGAGAAAGGAAAGAACACTCAAAGAAACGTTTTTCCAGGTCTCTCTGACCTTTCATCTTTAGCAAAAGGCATTTATGAGCAAAAACAAACTACTTATATGACAGAGGAGAACTCTATACTTAAAAATAAGACAGAGATTAACCAAATCATAGAAGTTTTAAACAAGAAGGATAACAATGATGACAAAGTTTAAACATAATAAGAAAAGAAATACCGCTTTTATTTACGAATGTCTTGTTATTGAATTGACAAAAGCCGTTTTAGGTAACGATAAAAATTCACAATCAAATATTAAAAGCATTATTAAGGAGCACTTTAAGAAAGATAGCGCACTCTTAAACGATTTAAAGACCTATCAGGCAATCACAGAAACAAAAGATGTTGCTCAAGATACTGCGGCAAAAATATTAGAAGAAGCAAAAAAACAAAAATCTTCTATTGATTCTAAACAACTCTTTAACGAGCAAAACAAAGTTATC